GGTTTTTGAACCACCTCTCTTTGTCTATGCCCTCTTGTTCTCTTGAGCGCATAGTCTTTTCTTTTCTTTCATCTACCTCCCAAGCAAAACAAAGCACTCCCAACAACGCCACGCCATGTACCAGCACACCTTCCAACGCGCTGCAGCTCGCATGTCGTACCAACGCTCCCTAAACCAAACCCACATTCGTCGCACTCGCCTTACCCGCGTTGTCGACTCTGAGGGTTTCACCTCGTTCGTTCGTGAGCATTGCCCCGTTCGTCCTACCACCTCCCCGCGCAACAACTTCCGTCGCCCAGCCCCTCGGAACCCGCCGGCTTATGCCCACGGCAACCGTTCTGCTGGTCCTGTTCCCTCTGGTGGAACATCCTCCCACTCCCCGCGTCGCCCGTCTGGCTCTGCGGCCTTCGTTCCTCCCTCTGGTGGAGGAGCCCGTTTCGTCCCCGCCTCTCCTGGTCGCCGTCTCTTCGTCGACTCTCGTGGCGTTGCTCACCGCCACTTTTTCAACAATCCCCGCCCGGCTAGTGGTTCTGCTGCCTTTCGTGCGTGGCCGCCTTTCCGGCCTCCACGTCGGCCTCCTTCCCCGACCGTCATCCGCCGCTCTTCTTCCGGCGCTTCAGCTGAAGCCGCCACCATTCGTACGCCTCCCTTCGTACGCGTGGTTTCTCGGGGGATTGCCCCTAGTACCCCTTCGGAGGTTGCCGTTCCATTTTACGTGGATCGCAACCGTCTCACCCAGGCCACTCACTCTCTTCAGTGGGTGAAGAAGTCGTCTATTAGGCGAGCGGCCCCGTCTGCCGTTCCGGTTTCTCCTCCCGGCCCGTCCTCTCCTACGGTCTCAGCCGCAACTTCCCACACCTCGGAAGTTTCTTCAGTAGCATCTAGCAGCTACGTGCAACCCGGCCGCAGCTATGCTTCCGTTGTTGGGTCGGCTCTCCCCTCTGAGTCGTCGTCTGTTTCTTCGGGATCTTCTCCCGCCGCTGAGATCAAGTCCTCCACCACCATCAATCGCATCTTTCGTTGCGGGGACTTATCTTACCGTTTTGTTGTGGTTGGTGGTATAGTCCACCCAGATGACCTAGAGAACTACCTCTATCGGTTCTCTTTGGGATACTACCCATTCCTCACTTCACAGCTGTATCAGATAGGAGTGGCCCAACTCACGGTCTGTGGGAACATGATAAAGTACGTTCTCACCAATGGAGTTTCTAACGTGGTCGAGAACGGCTCTTACGCCGCCGCCTACAAATGCTGGCTCACCCGCGAAGTCAGCGATGACCTCAATTCCACCACGAATTTGAACTTCGGTGAAGGATGGTGTGCGTTAAAATGGTTCGCCATGATATCTCACGTTGAGAACCTACCACCAGCATTCGCCCACTGGAAACGTGCGCTAGGACGGTGGCCGACTTTAGATTCAGCTATTTCCTTGTTGAGGTACGAATTCCCGACTTGGAATGTTAGGCGCGTATTCTTACCTTTCACTTTGGTGAACGCAGATGGGGGTCACGTCTCTCGCGATTCTAAGTGTGTGGAGTTGGAAGGTACTTCCCTTATGCGCGTGGGTGGAATCAAACCGAAGCCTAGGAGTCATGCTTGCGGGGAATCTCCACCTTCAATGCCTTCAGCGTTGAAAGCTTTGCCGGTCCGGCGTCTTTCTCCTATGTTGGGTCTGTGTTCCCGCTTCTCCGGGAGATCTTTTTGCCCTGCGGTGATTTCAAAAGCCATCCCGGCCGGAGCGAACGTGGCCACGATCATCCGTATTCTGGCCAAGATGTACGGCAGGAAGATTTACGGTATCCGCGTTAATTATCGCCTAGTTATGGACAACGTGCAATTCTTGTACAGGCGAGCGCGGGGATTGTCTGGCTCCGTCCGTGAAGCTCGATTAGGAGATATCCTAGTTAATCACGGAGACAGATTCATTCATTCGGATGATTTTAGCCCTATTGGAGGTCTTTGTTATCGGTCATGGTTCAAGTCGGCCGATATGACCCTGGGAAATAGGAAGATGCATAAGGTGGTTGCTACGCTTGGGGCTTATCCCACTCTCGGTCGCGTCGTCAAGGAACTGGAGAAAGCTTACAAGAGTGACGACTTTCCACGTAAATTTTATTTCCGGGTTGTTGGTAGAGTTCTTAGTGCGTCCGACGCTTGGTCTAACGACCATTGCGACTTCTTCACACTAGACGCCCGCGATTCCTCTTTTGATCGGTATTTCGTTGGAGGTCCTAAGGATCTCCCGAGTTCAGTTTCAATTAATGTGTTGAACTCTGATGAGGTCGTGAATTGCCATAATCGCGTTTCTGGTATCCTTCAGCGCACAGATCCGTCTAAAAGCGCTTTCACCAAAGCTGTTGAGTTTGACATGATTAATGAGTACAACATCGTCGCTCAGCAGTCGAAGAACCGAGGTGATATCTTTATCGGATATCCCATAGAAGATGAGCACCAGTCCATGCTCCAGATGAGCTTTCCAGAATTTCATATCAGATTCGTTCACTCCAGTTACAGCGACCATCCCGTGGCGGCTTCCGTCAGGTTGATGTACAACCACCTGTTTGATTCCTTGTATAAGGATGTTGGGTACATAGATATAGGGGGGGATTTGCGATACCACATTAATAACGGTCATGGGGATGTACACGTTTGTACCCCTCTTATTGATGCTAAAGACGCATCTCGTGCCGTCATACGTAAGTTGTCGTGGAAAGGAGAGCCAAAGACTCCTTTGGTCAATTTAGCCCTCGCTTCGGAGACTAAACGCACCTTTTGTTATAAAGACGCCTCGCTCTGCGACGTCTCTAAAGACGTGGCAGTTATGGTGGAGGTGTATGACGTGCCTTTCATAAAAGCGTGTTCCATCATGTCCTGTCGCGGTATCAGCATGTTGCATTTGGCGCTGTGTGCCCCAGGCGAGCTCATCGACGACCACATCAAGGTGATCGACGTGCCCCATCTCTCGTTAAGGATCGAGAAGGTTGGTGATAGGGTACATTATTCTTATGGAGCTGGTGTCGCCTACCAACATGATATCGCTGACATCCAATCTTGGATGAAGGCCACCACTATGACTATAGGCGACGACCATTTCTTCTGTGAACTATTAGGAGTTCGAGCCGGTATTTCTGAGTATCGCGTCACCAGGTCGAAAAATCAGGTGTCTTCAGGGACGACAAAAGTGATTTCGATACCTAATGCTTACCAGGGTCACGTGTTGGTAAAGTTGCCTAGTCTCGATGACAACTTATTGGTCAGTAAGTCAAAGACGGCCATCAGGTTCGTCAATTGCGATTTCTTTATGAGGTGTTATGTCTATGGCCTTAAGAATTGCACTCAGATCAATGAAAAGAATTATGAGTTTATGTTGACCTACATGAACAATGCGATGGCTAGGTCTATAATTTCTGGTAAGGTCGTTCAATCTCAGTGCGTTATGTCTCCGGAGGACTTTGCCCCTATGGCTGCCCTATTTCTGGTGGTGGCTGTTAGGAAACGCCATTACAACGCTATGTATGCCAGAAAAGTAGGATTCCGTGTGGGGGAGTTGAGCGTTTTCTCCGTCATATCGGATGTGCTTAAAGATAAATTTAAAGATTCCTCTAAAGCTTTATCTAAAAGAGTGCTGAAGTTTCTTAAGAAACATTTAAAGTTTTTGGATGTCTTTGATTGCATGGACTTGGACGAGATATACAAAGTCTGTGATAAGTACACCGTTCTGCGTATCACTGATAGCGCTACAACTCCCAGCTCTCATCTCAACGTCAAGGATGAAATCGCTGAAATTGAGAGTTACGTCGACAGGGCCTATAAGAGGGACCTGGGGGATTGCGCTAATTCTGCGTTTCTCGACGTCATGAAGTTAGCGACAGTAATGCGGTCGGGGAGCGGTGACGGTGCTCCAGCGGGTTCGAATAAGGGAATCGAAGAAGAGGGAGGTCTTGGCGGGGGCAGTTCAGAAAGCATGACAACTCTCGTGGCCCAACTCAAGGCTCTTAAATACATGGGTTGGAGGTTTTACTCTTTACTTGAGAAGTTGGTGACCCTTCCGTTCTCAACCTTTGGTGAAATTCGCGATTATATGATCGCTCTTATACAAAACTTGCGGAGGTCTTCCAACTCTGTAGTTAATAAGCTCTGCAAGTTTATTGACTTATTTTTGTCGCAGGGTTACATTTTTGATCTTAACGCCAGGGAGAAGGCTTACGTAACTGTAAGCTCGCTAGCCACTCACTTACTCACAGCGCTCATCTGCGTTGTAACTGGAACTTTCTCTCCGACTAAAGCTCTTTTCTTCACTCTTCAGACCTTCTTCGGATCCTCTCTTGTGAAGATGGTTTTGGGATCTAATTTAAATTTTTCTCGGTTCCGCGCCTCTGATGATTTCAACGCATTCATCGACACTTTCTTTCTTGTCACGGATGCTTTGATACTTTGGCCGTCATCCGGTGTCGTTTCGGTGGCTTACGGAGTTTGCACCGCTCTTGGTATGACTCGGTGGATGGTACGGAAGGCGTTACTTCCCGTGGTCGGAGCCGATAGTGGCTTTCATGGTCTGATGGTGTGTAGTGATTCTCCTGATTGCAATATCGTCAGGTTGATCCATTTCGTGAAGTATGTCGTTTCCGCGCTAACGGAATTCGCTTGTTCGCAGGTGGATGCCGCTATGCTCGCATTTAGGAGTACAGTTTCAGCTGGGGTGGCGGATGCTCAAGCAGCGGCTAAACTATGCGCGATGAACCAAGTCGACGACATCCTAAACTCCATGCGTACTTGCCGTGACCGCGCTTTGGAAATTCCTAAAAACGCTTCTACCACTCTGTGTAATAATTTGTCGGACGTCTGTGCCTCTGCCATGGAGAGGGTGTCCAGAGTATCGAATTGGGTCGCTAGTAACTCTTTTCAAAGCAGTGACATCGAAGTTGTGGATTTGGTAGGTACTGGAGACGTGGTAGATGTGTACCAACCTCCCACGCCCGCAGAGATGGCAGTCCTTCATAGCATTATTAATGAAGACTTGGATTCTCTGGACGATTATAAATCAGCTTGTGACGGTTATTCTGACACTCCTGGGTTGGGGGGGGGCAATCTCGCAGTCCACGCGTCTTTTCTTGCTTCATTGTTTTCCGTCGGGTCGAAGTGGAAGGACCTATGCTTATTCATTGATATGATTAAAAGTTCTGGGTCGATGGTGGCCAAAACCTTGAACAAACTTGTTAAAGTGGTTGTTAAGAAGTTGATTGATTTCTTTACGGTGGATAATGAACCTGATGACTCACAAATCGAAGAAGTGGGAGTCGATTATTCCTCGCGAGCTGTCGATATCAAAGATTCTTGCATTCGGGCTCTCGAGAACTTACCGACCAACGAGTTTGGTAGCTCCTCTAATCGGTTTATTTATCTCAACTTCATTCGTTCGAGAAGAGAGAGCAGGAGGATTATCTGTAGTGAACGAGATGCTAGGTTGATCTTGCAAGAAATCGTTTGTGTGCGGAGGATACAATTAGGATTGCCTCTACACTGTGACGTATTCACCGATTTGTCCTTCGTTCAATTAGTCGATATATTTAATTCAGTGGTTGGCGACGAACCTAATATTTTAGACCGGCTCACATTCGCTTTCTATCAATATCATGCTCTAGATTGTGTGCGTGAACCGTGGAGCGTGGCTTTATGCAATTTACTCTGTCGGTTGGGGAGTTCATTCACGACTTCTTATTATAATCGTCAAATCGGGCTGATTGGCTATAACTCAGACAGAGTCATTCAATTGACAACCCCACCGCCTGGTTTGTCTGGCGGTTGCTCGTCTGATGAATTGATTTCGGATTGTCGTCGCGTGATGAGGTTTAAGCTCCTCCGCTTAAAGTTGTACGTCTCGAAGATGTTATGTTGGGGAACCAACTGGATTTGCGGCTTGGCCACCTATATAAGTGTAGTTAGGGGTGTTGCCGGTAGCGCATATCACCGACGCATAAGTGTGTTTGGTGACGAGCTATATTTCGATGGTGCTGAAGTGAGGAATTACGTGGTGGATCTTAGAGACAGAGGGGCGGACAAGCTAGAGGTCGTAACCGCTATCATACAAGCGGTATTCGATGACATAGAAACATTTGGTAATACGCAGTGCACGGCGAAGGTGCTTCTGTCGGGAAGGCGAGCGGTTAAGATTAAGCGTTTCTTCCTCCGCCACTTGTTGGCTTTCTTCGTCGAGTGGCACAGCATCATCTCTGTCGAAGAAGACCCTAATGACAGGGAATTGACCTTTTTGGAGCGCCAGTTCTCAGCACCGAGTGAAATATGTTTCTTTATATTTCACCATTACTACAGAACTAGGGGTTTGAAGTTTGCCGTTGACTGGTTTATGAGTCAGGGAAGAGGGGATGAGACTATCTTACCCCGCGTTAGCGGCAGTGAAAATCCTTCCGTTGTAGATTTGTTACTATCACTTATCAACGGGTACTATCCGCGTTGTGACTTTAGTTGCGACTCTTCCGCCGTCTATCTCTTTGCTCATACCGACTATGGTCATGCTGGCAAGTTAAATGGAGGATCGCCAGCAGCAACGTTTTGGAGGTTGCAGACTCTCATTGAGACGATATCAACGACCGTCAGATCTTCTCCCAGCGTCGGAAGGGCTACGCAGTTTTTGATAAAAATTTGCAATCGTGTCCTGAGAGCTGTAGGGCTCACTTACACGACTTTCGGGGCGACTCTCTATTACAACAAAGAGATCTCGGGACCTCTAGTTGTCGTTGCCGAGGCGTTGAAGGTGATTCTAATGGGGGTCACACCTGAAAGTGCAGCCTTTTTCATTTATCACCACCACGGATCGATATATAAGAGTGCTCGACGTTCATGGGGATACGTACCTGTTAGCATCAGGCGCTTTTTAGCAATGAAGACAAACCGACTTGTGGCATTGTTCTGGGACGGCGACAGTGAGACGTTTCCAGCCACAAACGCGGGTAGCGTGCTAGAAATGTTGGAGGAGTTGGATGATCAATCAAATAATTCAAATGCGGAATCCACAGTTGGGAGCGCATCGAATAGACAGCGAGTCTCATTGAGGAAGACCGTACAGTCTCACGTCGACGCATGCCGACAGTTCAAAGATGGCGTGGCTGCTATGCTAAAGTTGCATGAGGTGGAGGCTCGAAGCATGAATCCATCCGTCAGGAAACAATTCACAGGCTTATTAGCCCAGGGAGTGGCGGAGATTGCTCGGTGTAGTGGAACCACTATGGAACCGAATCTACCGTACAACGAGATCTCTAATCTAATAATGTCCAATAGCGAGTGGGGCGATGCCGGTGGTGATGAAGAAGCTCTCCTAACGTCTCGAAAAAGAAAAGATGCGAAAGCTGATCTGTCCGCGGCAGAGGATGGCGTTAAAGTGGTAGATCACAAGAACAAAGCTAAGGTGCACTTTGATGAACCTAGTTCAAGTCAATTACGAGACAGTGAATGCGCTGAAGATGAATTTAGCACCGATTCCGACAATAGCGATAGCATTCTTTCCCCCATCACAGCTTTGACGGAAGAAAAGAAGGGAGAGAGCGGTGTGAAAGGTGTTAAATCACGCGCCGTCGGTCGAAGACAGACGAAGACTAAGGTAGTGACGCCTGGAAGGAGAGAGAGAGAAGAGAAGTGTAAATACCTTTTGAACATTGAAGGGGGGAATATCACCCCTCCTTCGGCTTCAGTAATGGGCGATAGTGTATATGACAAGGCCATAGGGGAATATGTTTACATGAATAAGTACGCCGTTTTCGAAACATTCGAAGACTTGTCTAACAAATGGAAAGAGTTAGTGGCATACGATTTCGTAGCTGAGCGCGTATCTTATATACGAGAACCTGGGGTCTACATCTTCTCAACTGCTAGCAGGAAGCCCATAGGTAAACCTGCAAAAGAGGCTAAATTAGGGGACTATGAGTGGGGTTTCGTTAATGGAAAGTTGACGAAATTCAACCCGTCGCGGTTAAGTTTGGAGTTGATCGCCTCTAAGTGCATCATAGTTACTGAAGCATTGAAACATTTTTCCAGTAACCAGATACTGGCGGGTATGGAGAAAGACTGTAAAGAGTTCACCAACACTAAGTTGAAGGCTGCGATCTATGAAAGCCCGCCTGGTGGAGGTAAAACTCAGGCGCTTGTGGACGTGTATGTGAAGTTTGAGAAACGGGTGAAAGTTCTCGTGGCTACGGCTAACGCTCACAGCCCTAAGGATATTGCTACGAGGGTTCTGAAAGTAACGGGGAAGAAGGTTGATGATGCATCAGTCGACGCCATCTGCAGACGCGTCAGGACTTTTGACTCATTAGTGATAAATGGCATGCCAGATTGTGATCTTCTCTTAGTTGACAAGGCTTTCTTGGTACATGCCGGGCAAATCCTTCACGTCATTAATAAGACGATGTGTAAAGCGGTGGTTCTTTTTGGTGATAGTAAACAAATCAAATTCATCAATAGACAACGCCTTCTTTCATTAGTTCATGGAGATATAGATAATTTTATAAACAGGTCTAACAGGTTTTACACGGACGTCACCTACCGGTGCCCTCATGACACCAGCTTGTGGCTTACTGCAGTGTACGGTAGGGTGATCACGTCGAAAGCCCCTAAGAATATCTTATCTTCTATGACAATGAAACTCATCAACTCTATCAGCGACGTCACTCATAACGCCAACTGCCAGTACATGGTCTACACTCAAGGGGAGAAGAATGATCTATTGAGAGAGCTGAGATCTAGAGATCCCGATCAACATTTCAATGTTAACACGGTCCATGAGTGTCAGGGTGGAACTTACGATCACGTCATTCTTGTGAGAACCAAGGTGCAAGACGATTCGGTGTTCTCGAGTGAGGCGCATAATATTGTAGCATTATCGCGACATACCGAAAGTTTGGAGTATGACGTAGCCGTCTCTAAAGCGGGTGACACCACATCAGAGAATATTAAAGTCGCCGAGTCTATGATTAAGACCCTGAAGCAGAGTAATTGTGACTCTTTGGGTGAGTTCTACGAGAGGTACCCAGAGAAACTTAATTTCTTGGATCGTAAGAAAATACCTGTGTCTTCAGCGCCTATTTTGACCATTAATGACTTTCTTGAGAGTGTCGTGCCCGGTAGTACAACTTTCGAGTTTGGGGACATGTCTAAGGATATGGCATCGTCAAATGTCACTTCTTGCGTCGATAACATTAGGATCAACACCGGCGTTTCCCCTAACGTGACGGGTGAAAGCACGCAGTTCGTTTAGCGTTATTAGGTCGCAGGCTATCCCAGATCGTACCCCTAGTTGGCAGGAGAACTTATACTCTTTTGAGTCTCGCAATTTCAACTGCATTAATGTGAAATCTCACATGGGGTGTGATCGCTTCGGTGCGTTTTTGGGATCTGCGACCTTGACTCGAGCCTTTAATCCTGATAAGTTAGCTGATCTTCGTGGTGAGATAGCCACTCTTACCACTGTGGGAGTTAAGAATTTCCTAAGTAAGAGGAGCGAGACGCAGATCAAAGACTTGTTGTCTGAATGCGACAAACCGCTCGATTTTCTTGATGACATCACTCTGTTCAAACTCATGGTTAAGCGTGAGGCTAAAGTGAAGTTAGACTCGTCTTGCATGTCGAAGCATAGTCCGGCTCAGAACATTATATTCCACAATAAAGTTGTGAATTTGATATTCTCACCAATATTCGACACCATCAAATCACGAATCTTGTATTGTTTGAATCCGAACATATTGTTTTATGTGGACATGAACGAGGAGGAGCTCGCTGAATGGGTCTACCGACGGATCGGAGGTGAAGATATTTATTACAAGGCGGAACTCGATTTCTCAAAGTTCGATAAGTCTCAGGACTTCTATATTAAAGCCTACGAGAGATTCATGTATCAGGCTTTTGGTTTCGATCCGGAATTGTTAGACATATGGATGGAAGGGGAATATCACTGCCGAGCTATGTCTCGAGATCGGGATCTGGCGTTCACGTTGTCCGCTCAACGCCGGTCGGGGGGTTCTAACACTTGGATTGGTAATACACTTGTGACGCTGGGGCTGCTTTGCATGTATTACGATCTGAGTAAAGCTAATGCGGTATTGCTTTCAGGAGACGACAGTATCATATTCCATTCGCGTGAAATACCGGATACGAGTGAAGAGATAATCACAGATACAGGATTTGAAACGAAATTCATCCGAGACGCACCAGCCTATTTCTGCTCCAAATTCATCGTGTTTTGTGGAGACTATGTGTGTTTTTCACCAGATCCTTATAAATTGTGTGTGAGGCTGGGAAAGACTTTGAATATTCGTAGTTACTACGAGCTCTACGAAAGGTATATATCGTTTCGCGACGTTACCAGAGACTACGATGATGGTGTGTTTATTGAGAATCTCGCGCCTCTAGTGTCGAGGCGTTATAAGTGCCCTCTAAGTGAGGTTTACCCAGCGTTGTGTTCCATTCATTGTGCTAGAGCTAACTTCAAGAAGTTTCGGGAGATTTACCCGCGGCCGAGTGGATACACCTTGGTTCGGGGTTACACTCACTTGATATTACTCCTTAAGCACGGGTATAAAGTTTACGAAGAACGAAAGGTTGCCAAGGAGTTACGTTCGTATGTTGGTTTCGCTGTGCAAATGTACCTGCCCGACGATGATTGCCAAAAGTTGTGTGATTTGACCACTCTAAGGGCGCAACACGGCCGCATTTCGTACTTAAACTCTTCACGCGGTTGTAAAGAGAAGAAAATGAGTAAATTGGAAAAGAGGAGCGCGCGTAAATTAGCTGTCGATGTTGATTATGTAAGTAACAGAATTTGCGCTGAATATTCTTGAGTATCGGTCGCCTTATAGCCGCAATGTTAAGGACCACAGGCCCAGTTAACCGGAGGTATTGATATTTATGATTTGCTTCTTCTTGCGGCGACTTTTGTAACAAACGCGTTTGTTATGAACGCGTCGGTTAACGCCTTTGAAGATTTCCTGTTGTTTCTGGCGGCCGCTGTTATTCTTGCGCTTTTCACGCTCGTAGTGTCTATTTTTATTATGCACTTGAAGAATTTCGTATTAAAATCTCAATCCCAGTCAAGTAACGTACGACCTGGGTACGATCGGGCACCATGAGTTCTTGTGGTTCAGTGTGTTACGGTTTAGATTTGGGCACTACTTATTCGACCATCGGATGTCTCGTGGATAGAAACTCGGTGGCGATGTCTTGTGATTGTGGTAGTGTGTTTATCCCATCAGTGGTTGCTGTGAAAGGGACTAATTTCTTAGTCGGAAATGCAGCGTACAATGTTGCCTATAACGACGATAGCTGGTCTCTCTTTAAAGATATGAAGCGTTGGGTTGGTTGCACTCAAGATGACATAACTCTTGAGAAGTACAAAGAAAGTATTAACCCTCACTATCAGGTGGGATTTCGAGCCAACGGAGATCTGTACTTAAGTGCGTCTCAAGGAGCACCGTTGCAACTCACCTTGTTGTCGCTACTTGGGCTTTTAGTCAGAGGATTGGTTTCTTTATTGGAATCAGCTACTCGCAGTTCGTGTGATTCCCTTGTTATTTCAGTACCGGCGAACTTTACAATACTGCAGCGTAATTTCTACACGCGCATCACCGCTGTAGTGGGATTGAAATTGCAATTCGTGTTGAACGAACCATCAGCTGCACTTATATGCGCTAACTACAGGCGTTTGAATTGTGAGTCAATTCGGCTGGTAATGATATACGACTTCGGTGGTGGCACTTTCGATGTGTGCGCTGCCTCGATATTGAGTAACACAGTTGTCGTATCCGCGACTGGGGGTGATACGTTCTTAGGCGGAAGAGATGTGGACAACAACATACGCCGGCTCTTAAATAACAAGTATATGACGGAACTAATGGAATGTAACGATTTCTCGAAATTGAAAGAACAAGTGTCGAAATATATGACCAAAGCTACGTCATCACTCATCACATGGAAGAGGGAGTTGATAGTCGTTACATTGGAATTTGAAGAATTGTTGACGTGCTGTTCTCCTTTGATAGATAAATCTTTGAAACACTTTGACGAGGTGTATCTACATACTGGGTGGAAAGCGCCAGTGGAGGTTTATTTGGTGGGAGGATCGTCTTCTTTGCCTACGGTAGTGGATAAAATAAGACAAAGGCCTTATGTGTCTGAAGTTTTTGATTTGCCAGAGAAGAGGTCGGCTGTTAGTGTCGGTTGTTCATTATATTCTCGGATGCGCCTAGACAATAGTGTCAGATTGTTTGACGTACTGAATACTATGATTCATGACGTGACCAGTGGGTTTATGCCGACTCTCGTGTTACCGAAGTATTCGCCTATACCTTGCGTCAGTACTTATACTAGGGACTTCGCGACTACTGGCGTTGTGCGGACGTTTATCACGCTGTTTGAAGGGAGCGGTAATCGTTCATTCAAAAATAATGTGATATACTCGAAGGAAGTCAGTTCCAGTACATTTGGAATGTCTACAGGGCCAATGACTTTGGAAATTGAATGTAACGTCACCTCTTTAGGGGTGTTCACCCTTAAAGCTCGTGCGTTACAGTCTAAGGCCCCGCCTTTGACGTTCACTTCTCAGAGTGAAGATGACTTAAAGATGGGTATCGTGGCCACATATACTATGCAGATTCGAGACTCTTCAGCTGTTAAGATTGGTGGTAGGGACTACGCCAACGTAATCAGCGCTGCTCCCGTTTTTATGACTGGGGGTAAATTATCAAATTTCTTCACCCCGAATCAGTTGTCTGGGGAGTACATATCAATGTTGCTATCTGCACGGGGGGAAGAAATTTCGAAATCACTTAGGAGTAAGCGAGGAATTTGTGCTGATCGAGATACCGCTATTGATGAAGAGATGAAATCGCGACTTCCATTTCCTTTAACAGGATATTGTGATAGCGTGTCAGTCTTAAAATTGCGATGACTAAGTCTATCGCCAGGTGCATTGAGCGATTGGCGGATGGCGTTAAACATGAGGGATGAGATTGCGAGAACGGTGAGAGCTTATAGCAAAGGATTCTTCCTTGAATGTTTGCTAGGTGATAAGGAGTGGGAAACTCATTATGCGACGGCGAAACGGTGGTTGAACGCAGAACGTCAATCTATTTGTGGTTCTTTTAGATACTCTTCTTCTGTGAACTTTCAATTATACAGCTATCGTGATATCTTAAGTATCATGAGCGTGTTGCACAATGGTGAAGAAGCTCTTGAGGAGTATTTAATGGTTTACACTTACGTAAAGAAAAAGTCATTTCACACCCCAACAAATTACGATACCGAAATGATACTAAGAGGATTTCTAGAAAGAGGCGCTTTTGATGATCGGTTAGATTCAACGGATGTGATGTGCCGCAAACATACGTTGAAAAAGTATAATCTGCAAAATGTTGAAATGGATGAGATGGCCCAACATTTAGCGGCTCTCTCTAGAGCACTCAATATTACCGTAACTCGAGGGAGTGTTGCTAACGTCTGTACGGGAGAGACGTCGGAAGTTAAGTTTGATTACGTCGAAGCGTCGAACTTAGTGGGTGATTTCATATATTTGATCACCTCTCACTTTCTTTCCAGGTATCAAGACGAGAAGTCTGTGAGCAAGAATGTGAACGCAGGTTGGGCAATAACATCCCTGGCCAGGAGCTTACTGAGGCGAGCAGACTCCGTGTTTTCATCAGCTCGCAAGTTATTTAATCCTGAGACGCTGTATCCTACTTCTTTGACTCTAATGGGCGGTCTATGGTTAGTATTTGACGGATGTGAAATGGCGGATTATAATTATGACTCGAGGTACGCGTTTTTCGAGAGTAAACTACCTTTTCTTTCGAAACTTTTAGCGCTATACGACGCAGATTTTGAAACGGTGGCTATGGACGACTTATGTTTGAACATAACTGTCAGTGATCTAATTTTTGAGCACACCAGACCGACATTGACGTTGTTCAAGGATGTAAGTGATGGTGGGGAGAAATTAAGGGCCAACGTATTGGATTCGGAGTCAGTTGTTAAACTACTGCTTAACTTAGAAAGGATCTGCCATCTTGAGTGGGATCAGTCTCTCATTAATAAGTCTCCTATGTTAGTATTCATGATAGTCGTTTGGTATTACGCTATCTATGGAACGTCTGTCACTCGGGTTGAGAGTCGCCCACCTATTTTTGAAGTGTCCATTGGTGATGAGTCTTACTCGATTCCGTTCGAATCGATAGACCACTTATTTGACACGTTGCAACTTAGGGATTCTTACTTCAACAGGAAGTACAACGTGAGGAGGTCTTTCTTTGGACTCTTTCATGAGCAATTTATGGTTTTTAAAAACACCTTTGGCATTCAATTGCCAGAGAAGTGGTGGCATTCTCGAATGAAGTGCGATGATGACAACCTCCATGTGGATTGGATCAAGAGTGTTAAAGCTAGAAATCCGCGCCAATCGAAGTTGAAATCGATAATTTTGAATGGAAATACGTATTTTCACGATTATACGTTTGGGTCACTGGGAGAATAACGAGAAACACAGTTTCCGCTCGATTCATTGATCTTTATTGTTTCTGAACGTAATCGTGCGTTGATTATTGCTCATATCTGAGGAGTTATGGCTACATCTACCGAAATTAAGTTGGGAGACTTCCTGAAATTGCCTCCTCAGCGATGGTCATGAAGATGGTAGACTGGAATCTCGGTGCTGTTCAAGCTAAGAACAGCAAACCAGGGAGATTGAGTGAAGAAGACGTGGCTAAATGCACCATTGCATTTAGTGATGCTCTAATTGCTGAAACTCCTGCCAAGGACAACGCTGAATACAAGAAACTCATTGAAGATAACTTATCTTACATATGGTGTCAGATAGTTTTAAGGTTGGAGGTCCTAGGAACCTCGGCTAAGGCTGTGTACGACGATAATATAGATGTTACCGTCATATCATTGACTCCCACTGATCCAACTAAGACGCTAACCGTCACTAACAACTGGTTGAGGGCCTCTTTGACGTCTAAAGTTAAAAACGGCATCCCGAATAAGCTGCGAGTTTTTGGTCGATCTCAATCGAAGTTAGCTGTCTCCTTGTGCAAGCAAACAGGCCTCGAGCCTGGTGGCGCCGCCAATCACGGAGTGCCGACAGAGTTCATGCATGTGGGTGGAGACATAACTGTCGCTGATGGTTTGAACGACGATGAGAGATGCGCTCAGTTAAAAGCTAAGATGAACGCTATTAAAATGAGCAATCTTTCTAAAGGCGATAGTCAGCGCAAGGTGCACAACGTACTGGATCTCAGTTCTGGATCTAGTATGTTTGACTGATTGACCACGGCTATTAGCATACTCTCAGAGTTTGCTAGAGATTCGTATACTATTCAACATGTTATCGATAACTAGATATCCGTTGGATCCAAATTCCTCTGCCGTTCGGTGGTTCAACGTATTCTTTGTGAATAAAGTTGGTTGTTTAGAATCTTATCACGTAAGGTATAGATCCAACACGGATATGTCGAGGGGATTCGTGGTGGAAGAAGTGTCTGAAGGTTATTTTATTTGTGTCAGCTCAGACTGTTCAACATTAACATTCCATGAGAATGACGTGCTATCGGTGTTGAAGTCGCTGATAACTATGGAACTTGACTCCATTCCTTATGTTCTGACCCCTGTGATCATCAATGGGGTGTCAAAACATCAATTTCAGTCGTTATCGTCTAGAAGATCGAGTTCTAAAGAAGAGATGGTCGGCAAGGATATTCGAGTATTGTTCAACGACAGACTCTTCGCCTTTAATGTGGCATCTAAAGGTGCATCAAACCTAGCGTTCAAAGGTGTAGTTAGGTATGATGCAAATACTCGGCAATTTAATTCTTACGATTTGACCGACCTAGAGAATCCAAAAAGTATGTTATTCACGGTGATCGACGTGGCTAATGGTATGTTCGATCATGATGTTATTAAAATAATTAGTTTCTCAGCACTAGAAGGCGTTTCAGTCTAGACTGTTAGGTTTTGAACATCGGAACACCTCGCGGCGCACCATCGAATGAGCGTTACTCGTTTATGTTGTTGCGAGGTTGTATTGTGATGTGGATGATTGAAGCCCCTGGCTCTAACTTGGGGTATTGAAACATCTCGAGAGATTTAGTGCTTTCACTGTGTGGTGAATTTGCTAATTTCTACGTTGGATGTCACTGTTGATTTGTTTGTGCTTATTGGTATTCCTACAGATTGCTTATAATTTGTTTGTGATCATAGAGAAACTAAGAGTCATCTCGTGCGACGTCTTAGTAATTAAAACTGGCTTGCGCTTGTAGCTGGGCTGTGGTTACGTTTGTGGTGACGGTTATCTATATAATTTTAGATCAACTCACTAAGTACGTCTACTACTCCGCCTTATCCGATTACATAGATAAAAGACTTCGCAATGGATTTCATGAGGAGACTGGACGAAGTGCATTGCCTCGCGACTCCGTGTTTACACCTGGTCGATAACATCAGCAGGATTGCGTATAGCATTACTCTTCCTTCTCATGTCTATCAGCACTGTGCATCTCAGCTCCGCCACTGTCTTGGGGAGTTAGATTTCTACCTATCGCCCACTATCTTCACGGAGAATCCGCAGGAAGTGGCAGAGGTAATAGTATATAACTCGGAAGTGAGGAGTTGGATTAATCGATTGAAGGTTGAGTATGAGAGGTTAACCATACTTTCGAGAGCTGGCTCTCGTAAGAAGGAATTCGATCATAGAGTGGGCGAATGCCTGAAATTGTTGACCGCAGAGGACTCTGCAGCCAAACTGAAAGAAGTGATCATCAAAGATTTGGAGGGCAGTAAGAAAATTGATCCTTACTATCATTACAAGTACTCCACTTTGGAACCTCTGTTTGAAGAGATGAGTTACGTGAGTGTGCATTATTCTGAAGTGTTGGCCAGTCGACTACGTCAAACCGCATCTTCAGCTTCCAAATCAAATGTCGAGGAAGTCGCTGGAGATGCCGATGGGCGCACTCAAGGGGTTGAGCAACGTTGTGGCGACGACGTTGCGATCGGTGTTGATGAAGGACACAGTCTAATCACTGGAGTAATGAGTGATTCCATTCTGCCTGTGGCTGACAACTACGCAGCAGCTAAGGAGAATCCCATGTATAACACTGGCAAGGAATGGAAGTAAGCGTAGGAGATATAATAGTAGCCGTTATAGTGTACGTGTCTTTAAATTATATATATGATTTGTGGAAAACTACTGAAGTCAAAAACTTAAATATAGTTAAGAGAGAAAAAGAAAAACAAATAAAAAGAAATTGGTTCCTGGAGTATTTATTTGGTAAAAATAGATAATTTCAAACATGAAAAAGAAAGAAATCACTGAGGACACTCCTCTTGAAATTCGTCAAAAATTGTTGAGAAGGAGGGAGTGCAATAGATTAAGCAGTCAAAGATCTAGAGACAATATTCGGCTCAAGAAAGAGATTGCTTTGAGAGAAATAGAGAATCTGAAAGTTCTCAACTCAAGTCTCACGGTAGAGTTGAATGAACTTATGACAAATTTTATTAGCATCAACGAAGAAAATAAGATGTTGCTAATGCAAGTTTCCTATCTAAGAAGCTTGTTGTTAATCTGATTAACAACTGTTGCGCCTATTGATGGAAACAAATGGAGGTGGATGAGAGTTCAAGCGTGCCTTCAATAAAAGAAATAGTGTCGGGTAAGCACAGAGTGCAATACCCCTACTAGTTTTAAATTACGAAGTTCGTAAATTAAACCTAGTGAGAAGACACTACGCTAGCCTAGAACAACG